CGAACAGGATATACATTTAAAAGATGAACTCTGTACACAAGAAAATATGAGTGGGATATTCATGTGGCTCGTAAGAGGGTATATACACTATAAGAAAAAGGGACTGAAAATGAGCAAAGGTCTTAAAGAAGTTATATCAAAGTATGAGAAAGATAACGACCTGGTATTACAGTTCTTAGAAATGAGATGCGTTAGGGATGATAACGCCAATATTAAAGCTAAGGACTTATACAATGCATTTAAGATGTGGTCGAAGTCTGAAGGTAGCTTCATATTATCTGCAAGGAAGTTTAATTCAGAGATGGAGCGACACCCAGAGTGGTTTGATAAGAAGTCTACATCGTGTGGTTTCCCGATTTATTGGGGATTGAAGTTAAAGGAATTAGTATAAGGTGATGGACCCATATTATATATTTTGTAGTAAGAGAGATGAGATAAATAAAATGAATAACAAATTGAAAAGATTAAAATGTGAAATATACCGTGATTCCATGCAGAATTATAAGAAATATGGTATTCCACCGGCACAATTAATTATTGCAGATGTTCCTTATAATGTAGGACGGAACTTTTATGGGTCGAATCCTATGTGGTACAAAAATGGAGAGAATAAAAATGGAGAAAGTAAACTTGCCGGGAAGTCGGCTTTTAATTCAGACTTTAATTTTAACTTGTATGAGTACTTTCATTTCTGTTCAAAGATGTTAAAGAAAGATGATAAAAAGCCTGTACCAAGGGGTAGAAGCTCAAATAGCCCTTGCATGGTAGTTTTTTGTAGCTTTGAACAGATGGATACACTGATAAAAGCGGCGAAGAAGCATGGCTTTGTAAATTATATACCGTTGGTATTTATAAAAAATTATAGTCCACAGGTTTTAAAAGCTAATATGCGGGTGGTAGGAGCCACAGAATACGCCCTTTGTTTGTACCGTGATAAATTACCAAAATTCAGAAATGGTCTTCAAATTGATGAAAATGGTAAAAATATTCGTGGTACAGGTAAGATGGTATTTAATTGGTTTTCTTGGGAGAAAGATGGAAAGGATATACCTAAAATACATCCGGCACAAAAGCCTGTAAGTGTAATTGAGAGCCTTATTAAGATATTTACAGATAAGGGAGATGTTGTGATAGATCCGTGTTGCGGTTCGGGTTCGACTTTAAGAGCTGCAAGGAATTTAGGACGGAGTTCATATGGATTCGAAATAGATAGAAAATTCTATTTGGAAGCCAAAGAAAAGATGCTGGCAATAGGGAGTTAAAAGATGTCAAAACTGCCACTGGAAAGTAGAACAATATACACATCCCTGTATAGCAGTTCGTACTATGTTTTATGTATAGCGAATATTAAAATATCTCCTGTATTGGATGATAGAACGGAAATACCACCGAGCGAAATAGTATTTAGAACAACAAATGGTGAAGAGGTTAGATATCTAAGAGAGGAGTAATAAATGATAGATTTTGGAAGATTACAAGCTGATGTTGTTAAGGATTGGTGCAAATATAATAACTTCATTAGTGATTATAAGTCATATAATGAAGTTGAAATATGTGGTAATACATATATACCTATAATATACAGAAATTGTGTGATTTATTTTATACCGGCTAAGTTCTATAAGCTATCAAAGGAGTTCAATGAAAAGTCAGATAAACTCAAAGAAATTATAGATGATACAATAAAAGATGATGAATTAACCGTTACTAATAGCATAGAGGAATCGTCAGGCATTATGATGAGAAAATTTAAAGACCTTTGGGGTAATAATATATGGCTTGATTTGAAATTACTTAAACCGTTTAAGGATAACATCAAATTCTATTGTAAGGGTGATGAGGTTTTAGTAAAGGATAAATCAACTAATCAACCTTTAGGTATCGTATTAGCGATACATAGGAATGGTGATAAATGATAGAACAGGATAAGATGTGTGCTAATTGTAAATGGTATGAGCCGTTTGTAGGAGTGTGTTTTAACGGTTATAGCCTAAGATGTGCAGACTTTGTAGATGATGAATACTACTGTTTGGAATGGGAGAAAAAGGATGGAGTTTAATAAGGAGCGTGTAGATACTATGGCGATAGTTGGTACTAACGAATCAATGGATATTAAAGAGCTGGCAAGGGTGTATGAGGAGAAAAGTGAATATATAAATAAGGCATCCGAACTACAAGATCTAATCGAGGACTTAGAGGATGGATTAGGTTGTCGAATCATTATAGACGAACAAGAATACATATTTGATTGTAATTCGGATGATGGGGAATACGATGTGGATGATACTCATTTTCGTGAGGCTTTAATTGACACAATCGAAATAGTACAGGGTAAGTATATAAAGAAGTTCGAATCGGTTCGATAATACTTAGAGGAGATAAAAGATTGATTACAAAACAATGAAAGATAAAATGGATAGAAAGAGTATAGCTTTTGATAAAGCAGCAGAATTACAGGATGCTATTGATTGTATTAAAGAAGGGAATGTCTGCGTATTATCAGTAGGTAAATACAACTATGAGTTTGATGAAACGGATGGTCAATATTGTATAGAAAACTCTGACTTTCGTACAACTCTAATATCCGCAATCAAAGCTGTACAGGATGAATATATTAAAAAATTCAAATCTATCAGGTTGGAGGAGTAAATGAAGTTTAATATTTATAATTTCAATAATGAAGCTACTGAAGTAGATACAGGGGAGAAGTTAATAAAACAACTGTTCGTACAAGTGCTATCAGGAGACGAGGTTGTAACAGTTGAATATGATGATGGTACAAAAAAGACTTTCGATAGTTCCTACAACAGATGGGTGAGCTATGTAGAGGAGTCTTACATTGTGGAAAAAGACCGCATACAGGACTGGATAAGTTATATGCCGACTGATTACGACAAACAACCATGGCGAGTTCATTATATGAATAACACACATGGTGTACAGTTTAAACGTGCGATGGAGTTTGATGTTTGATTGTATTAAGCAATGTGATGTATATAGGAGTGTCTCTGGTGAGTATATATTGATATTGGCGGTAGATAGTTATCATGGAACTGTAATATACCTGGACTCTGATAATCGCACACAGGTAATTAAACTTGATGATTTTATGGGTAGTGCCACTGTTTCGTACAATGGTACTACCAGGAGTCTACTGATGTTTACCAGATGTAAGGAGATGAGTTTACGATACTAAAAAGATGCCCTCAAGGCATAGAAAGATTAAAGGATAGGTAATAAATAATGGAAGTAATTACGAAATATAAGTGTGATGTATGCAACAGTGAGTATTTGGATGAGGCTTCAGCAGTGGAGTGTGAACGACAACATATAACAGATCTAAAGCTGGTAGGTACCGAATATGAGGATATGTTTGTTAGAGGACTTAGATTCCCGGTCTGTGTTTTACTACAGTCACCGAATGGAGAAAAGATGATATATAGAGTAGAGTGCAAATAGGAGGATAATGTATGAGAGATTTACCAAAGCCTGGTGAAGTATACAGGCACTTTAAAAACGGCTGGTATAAGGTTATGGGTATAGCACTACATACCGAAACAGAAGAACGACTTGTTATATATCAGTCACTTGCTGGAGATAAAGGGATATTTGCAAGACCTGTTAGTAGCTTCTTAGAGGAAGTGGATAAGAGGAAGTATCCCTATAGTAGACAACGATATAGAATGGAAAAGTTTAAATAATGACATGATATTATAGAGTATACTCTAGGAAATTGAATAAAAAATGTATATTTATGCATATTTTAAGGTTTGTAACATTTGTTACACGAAGTAGTAGAAGTAGTGGAAAATCAGTTTTTGCGTATAATTTTGCCTGTATACTGGAGAGGTAGGAAGTATATAAGAGAGGTTTACCGCATTTTCTAAAGTTTTACTACTTTTACTACTTCAAGTCACATTTGTTACTTTAAGACGGAAAGGAGAAAAATGTTGAATAAAGATAAAAACGTTGATAAAAATGATGTGACAAAACAGGTTGATGATGAGGTTGAGATTAGTCCAAGAACAGGTAAGCCGATTGATAAAAGGCACTCACCGAAAAAGCCTAGGAAGAATAACAGTTGGTTGTCACCGCAAAACTACTTGCAAAACTTAGAGCCTGGCGATAATACGACTTTGATACAGATAAACGCAAAGCTGTTTGCTATGCCGGAGATAGATATGACTGATCCGGAACAGGTCTCTGAAAGGCTTGGAGAGTACTTTAGACTCTATGCTGAAGCTGATTTGAAACCTACAGTGGCTGGTATGGCTATAGCACTGAACGGGATGAGTACAAACCAGTTGCGTTGTATTGTTGTTAATAGAGCGACTGGAGGTGTTGGATATAAGCCTGCAATAGCCAAGCCAGTAGCAGTTTTGATTAAAAAAGCGTACGCAACTTTGGAGAATTTATGGGAGTCTTACATGGTCTCTGGGAAGATAAATCCTGTATCTGGAATATTCCTGGGAAAGAACAATTATGGCTACCAGGACAAGACAGAACACGTTGTAACAGCCAATACGACCAATGAGAGCGACTTCTCTGTGGATGATATCAAGGCAAGGTACCTTGATGCAGAGGAGCGTAAACGACTTGCAAGTTCTGACACATAAGGCTAATGCCTTGTAAAACGCCCTATAACGCACAGAAACGACTTTAGGGTAGAAATATAGCACTGCTGCAAAAAAGCACCTTAGAATTGATTTTAAATCAACCTAGGGTGCTTTATTATTTTGCGACTTTCTATCGACTTATCGACTTTCGACTTTGTCAGAGGGGGAAACGAAAGCGTAAGACACGCGAGAAGGCTGTTATTTTGCGTTTTAACGCATTTTAATAGTGTTATGGTATAAATATAGCACCATAACACAAAAACGCCATATAAACGATTTTAAGGGCATTGTAGGGCATTTGGATATTTGTGACTTGTTAACGACTTTCCGGGGGACTGAAGATAATACGACTTTGGTAGAACAGCTGTGCGACTTTGTGAGAGAAATTCAAACGACTTTCCAGCGACTTTTAAACGACTCTTTAGCGACTTTCGTTTGCGACCTTGGAAACTTTTTCGACTTTCGAAACGACTATCAAAATTTTAAACGACTTTCCGAAATGATTTTCTTTGCGACTTTCTATCGACTTTCCCGGGCGAAAATTTACTAGAGGTGAATAACTGAAAAATTAAAGAATTATCTGATAATGTATAAATATACAAAATAATGCATAATATACATATTGTGAAAAATTATATAAAGAGATGATAACCCGGATCGGGTAGTGTGTGGACATAAAAAGAAAGCCCACACGGGGCGGGCTTTCAGTAAATGGCATTTGTCTTTTTGTCTACTAACTTAATATCACAGTCCAGGGCGTCCGCGATACTCTCAATACTTTTATAGCTTAAAGAGTCGCGGGAAAGCTTGACCGATAAGGCTTTTACATCTGTATCAAGTAAGCCCGCCAGATCTGAAACTTTCATATCTTTATCTATCAAGCATTTTTTTATATTTTTAGCTAATCCCATAAATTTATAACCTCCAAGTTTTATATATTACTTGCTACTAAGTATATAGTACATATACATAATAGTCAAGTACGATATATATAATATCAAAAATGATAAAATCGCATAATATAGAAAAAACACGGACATAATACAGAAAATAAAAAGATTATCAAAAAAGATAAAAAAGTTATTGACAAGGTAATAATTAAACGATATTATATAGGCATATCGAAAGCGATAATAACAATATCTAATCAATAAAAAATATTATCAAAAAAGATAAAAAAGTTATTGACAAGGTATTTACAAAGAAGTATAATAACATTATCAAAAAAGATAACAAAAAAAGGTTTTAAAAATTGGAGGTATTAAAATGTATAGTAACAATGAAATCAAAATGAACAACGGAAAATTTAAAGATTACGATTATCAAATGGCGGTATACAATGACGTTTTGAATTATGTAAAAGAAGAGATTGACCGCACGCAATTTTCAAGTTCTGAGGATTTGGCGGACTACTTAAAGCAAGTACTAAGGGATTGCGACGACGTGACGGGGGCGGGTAGTCAGTCATATACCTGTAATAGTGAATTATCAAGATTATGGGTATCGCAAAATTTCGAGCTATTGGCTGAGGCTCTGGACAATGGCGGCTATAGCTTGAATGAAGTACTAGATACAATATACAGCGGTGCCGATGCCCTGGATGTGATAATTAGATGTTACTTATTAGATGATGCTATAGATTTAGTATGTAGTGAAGATATAGAGGACGAAAGAAGGTAAAAATATGTTAATTAAAGTCACAAAAAAATCATTAGAATTTTACGGTCGCAATATTGTATATGTAGGTGATGGGGTTTTAGATCATTTACTAGCGTATCGAACAAGGTTTGCATATAATGCCGGGTTATTCCACAATTGGGACGCGTTTAATATATACGGGGTTATAATCGTGGTAGGCGGTCGCAATTTACCGGGTCGACCGGCTGAGGGTGCGACAGAGTACGGAAAAAAGGCGGACGCGATTTTTAAAGATAATTATATATCGTGGGAAGAACGTCAAGAAAAAATTGAGCAATTGCTATATCAATTTTGTAAGCTTAACGGCGGATTTTAAGGGGGTATATATGTATAATTTTGAGTTTATGAAAGACGGTAAAAAGTGGCATAGAGTGGATAAAAGAGTTGCACGCAAGGCATATCAGGCGGGGGCAGTCGTTGGACTTGTCCCATGCCAATCTAGTATATGTTCGATGTGGGTTAGTTCTATTGATGTAAGTAATAGATCTAATATGGATTTTGATACAATTGTAAATGAGTTTGAATATTATAACTGTAATATTGAGATGGGCAAGCGTGCCGCGTATTATGTAGAAAGTTGAGGTATAAAAATGATTAGTAGATTTAATGAGTTATGTAGAGAGTACAGAGAGAACAAACGTTTGATTGAGGAACTTGAGGCAATGCAAGACGGCATCAAGTCCGATATATTGGATATAATGGGGGATAGGGACATATTAATAGACGGATCGGACAAGGTGACATATAAGGCGATTGAGTCCCGCCGCCTGGACTCTAGCAGATTGAAAAGAGAAGACCCGGCGACATATGACAAGTATAGCACGGTCGCAAGTTATAAAAGATTTTCAGTATATTAAGATTAGAGAGGTATTTATATCATGTATAGAGATAGAAAGACATCCCAGTACCTGGGACGCGGGATTATTACAATTTTTAAGATTATAGGTATCATTATAGTATTACCAATTTATATTTTGCTAGAATTATCAAAAATGCAGAAATAAAAATTAAATATTGAGATATTAAGCCACTGTAAAAGGTGGCTTTTTATTGTGTTTATGTATCCACCTGGAATGTATAGCCTTTGCATATAGTCCCCCCGGGGGGATAGCTTACCACCATCACAGCCCTAGGGAGTGTGGTGAGTATCCAAAAAATATAAAAGGTCAAGAAAACACTTGACATACATTTGTTCTTATAATACAATCAATGTGGAGGTAAATATGAATGGTCGTGAAATAATAAAAGCCATTATGGAGCAAAGAGATATCTCAAATATTGAGTATGCTAGAGAACTAGGTATAACAAGAGCAGCAATTTGGGATAGACTTGACACGAAAAAATCAAGAAAGGATATACCTGTGTCAATGTTATCCACAATGGCTAAGGTACTGGGGTATAAGGTCGTAGTCGTACCAACAGATTTTGAAGTGAAATGTGGATATCTTGTGGATAACTAAGAGGATAACATATGAATGAATGTGAAATTGTTAAGCATATAATGATACTAAATGATATAACATATGATGATTTATCCGTGAGACTGGGTTATAAGTCTAAATCCAGTGCATATAAGACATTGAATGGTCGTCATATGTATGTTGATACTTTTCGTAAATACTTAAAAGAGTTAGGGTATGAACTGGTAGTAAGAAAGTGTGATATCGATAATGCAGATGAGTATGTAGTCACTGATGATATCTACCCGTCACCACTTAGGTTTCACGATATGGAATTGGGGTTGGATAAAATATTAAAGTAATGGGGGATTGGTTATGAAATTATTTGTACAAGTAATAGGATGGTTGGTTGTAATATTCGCAGGATTTGTGATAGCTATTTCAATCTATAGTACGACCACAAGTACACAGGGTGTATCGGTACAGCGTGTAAATCAAGCTAAAAGCAATCAAGTTGAGACAAGTGTAAGTGAGACTGAATCTGAAGGTATGGTTATAGCTGATAACAATTATTTTAAGGCAACATATCAAGGTATTAGTGAGAGTTTTGGATTTTATTATATGAATCTTAAATTTGAAAATAAGACCGATGGTGAGATAACAGTGGTACCTATGGACTCTTCGGTGGATGATACAATGGTTATGTTTGCTACAGGTGTTCCGTCCACAATGCAGGCACACAAATCATATAATGCGGCGATAATGATAGGTTCCAATGAGCCTAAAAGCAATATAGAGTTTAAATTATCGGCAATGGATGAAAATTGGAGTGAGTTATTCACAACGGATACAATAAGAATAGATTAGTAGGTAAGTAGATAAATAATAGAGTGCGTTATCGCAAAGGGAATATCCCAATGTGGTAACGCTTTTTTTGATGAAAGGATAAAATGAGAGAGTTACTTGAAAAAATTTTCGAAAAAATAAAAAGGCATCCTGGAGATATATTAGGGTATGAGGATTTATACCATATGTGTCTATCAAGTATTGGTGAAGATAATAACTTAGCGGTTGAATATTTAAAGAAATTATCTGATACCATAGAGGATGTAATACCGAAGTTAGATGATATAGAGTTATTGCAGAAGCTGTTTGGACTGCACAAAAAGGTGTTACTTGGTGCTGCTCCTTATGATTTTGAAAGCTATATATTGTATATAGAGTGGGATAGGGAACCTGATAAAAGGTTTTATCCACCAAGGAGGAAAGTATTGAGGCAAGTGGTAAATGCTTTACAGGAGTTAGCGGATGATAAATTGGATTTACTTGCTGTGTCATTGCCACCCGGAGCAGGGAAAAGCACACTTGCTATATTCTTCTTAACATGGCTTGCAGGTAAGAGACCGAACGAGCCTAAGCTTACTGGTAGCCATTCTAATGCTTTTATACGAGGTGTATATGATGAGTGTTTGCGAATATTGGAAACCAACGGTGAATATTTATGGCATGATGTGTTCCCTATGGTAAATGTATCAAGTACAAATGCTAAGGATTGTAGAATTGATGTAGATAAAAGGCAGAGATTTGAGACATTGGAGTTTACATCAATTGGAACAGGTAATGCAGGATTATACAGGGCATCCGATTTGCTCTATTGTGACGACCTGGTGAGTGGTATCGAAGTGGCTTTATCTAAGGAGAGATTGGATAAATTATGGGAGACCTATACCACGGACCTTAGACAAAGAAAAATAGGTAACCATTGTAAGGAGCTACATATAGCTACCAGGTGGTCTGTACATGATGTGATAGGTAGACTTGAAAGTCAGTATGGTAATTCAGATCGAGCGATGTTTATAGTAATACCGGCTATGAATGAAGACGATGAATCGAATTTCGATTACGATTATGGAGTGGGTTTTACAACAAGATTTTATCGTGAACAAAGAGATATAATGGATGATGCGAGTTGGAGAGCATTGTACATGAATGAACCGATAGAGCGAGAGGGATTAGTATATCACGAAGACGAATTAAGGAGATACTTTGAATTGCCAGGTGAGGCTGATGCTATAATTGGAGTATGTGATACTAAAGACAAAGGTACTGATTATGCGTTCTTACCGGTGGCGTATGTGTATGGTAATGATTATTATATTGATGATTGTATATGTGATAACAGCTTGCCTGATGTGGTTGATGTGAGATTAGCGGAGATATTACTCAAGAATAAAGTTAAAATGTGTAGGTTTGAGAGTAACTCAGCAGGACGAAGAGTTGCGGAAAAGATACAAAGTGATGTTAAGAGTAGAGGTGGTATTACTAACATCACTACAAAGTTTACCACAGCTAATAAAGAGACCAAAATTATTGTAAACATTGCATGGGTAAAAGAACATTGCTTATTTAAAGATGAGTCAATGTATCGTAAAAATTCAGATTATGGGCGAATGATAAATATGCTATGTTCATATACCATAGCAGGTAAGAACAAGCATGATGATGTACCTGACGGTATGGCTATGCTTGCGGAGTTTGCTCAAAGTATGAGTGCATCTAAGGTCGAAGTGTTTACCAGACCTTGGTAAAATATGAATTATTATTGATAATTATGTATATTTATGCTATTATAATAGTGTAACCATTATAATGATATAAACATTATTTCCCTTACGAGGTGCAAGATTGCACGGAATCATAAGATTCCAAGTAGTCTTGCACCTTTTTATTGTGTGTGAAAGGAGGAGTATGAGGAATGAAACGAAGATAATGAATGGCAGACGAGTTATCAAGATGAGTGTAAAGGAAATAACCGAAGACAATTTGCAGGAAGTTCTCAGAAAATCCCTTGATATACATAATTTGAATAGCGGCGATATTGATTACTTATACAAGTATTATAAGGGTGATCAGCCGATAAGATATCGTATAAAAGAAGTTAGACCTGAGATATGCAATAGGATTGTGGAAAACAGAGCAAATGAGATTGTATCGTTTAAGGTTGGTTATTTATGTGGAGAGCCTATACAGTATGTAAGCCGAAGTGGTGATGAAAATATCGTAAAGCAGGTAAATCTTTTAAATGAATATATGTTTGCTGAAGATAAGGTATCTCAAGACCAGGAGATTGTAGAGTGGCAAATGATATGTGGTACAGCATTTAGAATGGTGTTACCTGACAGTTCTGACGATTTAGACGAAGCCCCATTTGAGATATATACCTTAGACCCAAGAAATACATTTGTAGTCTACTCGAGTGAAATAGGTAATGAACCTTTAATGGGGGTTAAGTACTATGTTGACGATGATAATGTAAAGCATTATTCGGTGTACACAAAGGATAATTACTTTACCATTGACGGTGATTTAATAACAAATGCTCAGACACACGCACTGGGAGATATCCCTATTATTGAATATCCGGCTAATAATGCAAGATTAGGTTCGTTTGAGATAGTATTACCGCTACTGGATGCGATGAATAATGTCGCAAGTAATCGTATGGATGGTGTAGAACAGCTGGTCCAGGCATTTATCAAGTTTATAAATTGCGATATCTCAAAAGAAGAGTACCGAGAGTTTCTTGAGTTAGGTGCAATAAAGGTTAAGTCAGTTGATGGGCAAGCGGCGGATGTTGGTGTAGTCACCACAGAACTTAATCAGACACAATCACAGACACTTAAAGACGATTACTATAATGCAATGCTTACAATATGTGGTATGCCGAATAGAAACGGTAGTAAATCCACAAGTGATACAGGTGCAGCGGTTGTACTTAGAGACGGTTGGTCTGATGCTGAAGCAAGAGCAAAGGACAGTGAGAATGTCTTTAAGAGAGCTGAAAAGAAGATGCTTAAGCTGGTACTAAGGATATGTGAAGATTTAAGAGACAGTACACTGCATCTTAGAGACATTGATATGAAGTTCACCCGTAGGAATTACGAGGCTATACAGAGTAAATCACAGGTTCTTATATCAATGTTACAGGAACCTAAAATACATCCACAGTTGGCTTTCCAACACAGTGGAATGTTTAGTGATGCGGAGTCTGCTTATTCTATGAGTATGAAATACTATGAAGAGCAGATGATTAAGGAAAAAGAAATTATGTCAGAGAAGACGGAAATCACAGATGATATCACAGAAGATGTAAAAAGACAAAGGAGTAATGAATAATGAAGATAGATGTATCTAAGATTGAAGGATATGCTGATATGACACCTGAGGAGAAGATTGCAGCATTGGAGTCATATGACGCTGAAGATAATCATGACGGATATATAAAGAAGGAGTTGTTTGATAAGACCGCATCTGAATTAGCTGAGGCTAAAAGACAGTTGAAGGCGAAGATGACAGAGGATGAAATTAGCAAACAGAAGGAACAGGAGGAAAGGGCGGAACTTGAAGCCAAGTATAATGCTTTACTTAGAGAAAGTAATATATCTAAGTATAAAGCTAAGCTACTGGGATTAGGATATGACGAGGAGTTAGCTGATTCAACGGCAGAGGCTATGATTGATGGTAATTCCGAAGTTGTATTTACCAACCAGCAGAAGCATTTAGCTAGTGTCGAAAAGAAACTGAAGGCTGATATTTTAAAGAATACACCGAAGCCGACAGGTGATGGTGAGGCTAAGAGTATGACCCTTGAGGGATTGAAAAAGATGTCTCCTAAGGAGAGGTATGAATTTTCAAAGACCAATCCCGAAGAATACAAATCATTATATACAGATACAGGAGGTAATGAATAATGGCTCATACAATTTATGAAAATTTTTATCTATCGAATGAGATAGAGGATCAGTACAAGTCACATCTTGATTTACAGCAGTTTTGTAAGGTTGATAATTCCCTTACAGGTACGGCAGGTATGAAGAGACAAATCAATGTGTATTCTGCTACTGACGGAACAGAGACCCTTACAATGGGTAACGGTAATACTAAGAGTATTGAAGTTAAGTATGCTAAAAAGGAATATGAGATTTTGTTAGCACAGAACAGATTTAAGTACTTTGATGAACAGGAAATGACAGACCCTATGTTGGTTCCGGTTGGTGTAAGGCATATGGGTACGGACCTTTTTAATTATGTAAATAAGAGTATTTACACAGAGTTCAAGAAGGCAAATATGGCGGTAGCGGCTGAAAAGTTGAATTTTGCTGCATTTGCAGATGCTGTAGCAAGTTTGAATATTGAGTATACAGATAATGAGGCGGAAAAGGTGGCAAGTCTTGCATTTGCATTTGTTAGTCCGGTTGATGTGGCTGAACTTCGTAAGAATTTAGCTGAAGATTTGAAGTATGTCGAATCATTTGTTCGTACAGGATATGTCGGCACTGTTGCAGGTGTAAACATCTTCACTAAGAAGGATGCTGATAAGGGTATGGTAATTGTTGCCACACACAAGGCTGTAACACTGTTTAATAAAAAGGGTGTAGAAGTCGAGCAGGATAGGAATAAAGATATACGTGAAAATACTATCTGGTCAAGGAAGTATTATCTTGCAGCTCTCACAGATTCAACTAAGGCGGTTAAGGTTATTGCAGGTAAGGCTAAGAAGAGTACCGATACCACAGTTACAGCCGGTAAGGTTTATTACAAGCCTAATGGTACAGGATACATTGTTGGTACTCCTACCACTAACCCAAGCACTGAAGGGTTCTATGAGATAGGTTAAGTATGACAAATGAGGAAAAGCTTGAAATGTTAAAAGCTATGATAGGTGATAGTACAGATAGTAATATCGTGCTATCCACCTATCTGAAGATAGCAGGGGACAAGATAATAAATAAAGCATATCCTTATACCAATGATATAACTGAAGTTCCTAGTAGATACGATGTATTGCAGTGTGAGTTAGCGGCTTATTTGTTAAATAAAAGAGGTGCTGAAGGTCAAATATCACATTCTGAAAATGGTATAACCCGTAGTTATGAGAATGCCGATATACCGGCAACAATGCTTAGGAGTGTGACACCACATGTGGGGATAATAAAATGAGAACGATGAATAGGAATAAACGTAAATTTTATTATGCCTTATATGTGGATAAAGTACCTAAAGTGGATGAATATGGGAATAATACAGGTGAATATGATAGGAGATGGGGTAATCCCATTAAATGTTTTGCCAATATTTCAGCCGCTAAAGGTGAGACAAGTACCAGGCAATTTGGTGAGAGCGAAAATTACGATAGAGTAATCGTGATGAATAAAGATGCTCCGCCGATAGATGCATATACCATACTATGGGTAGATACCGTACCAAAGCTAAGTGAAGACGGTTCCTTACTACTAAATGACGATGGTAGTACAGTCACACCACATGACCATATTGTAAAAAAGATAGCGAAGAGTATTAACAGTGTCTCAATCGCTATAAGTAGGGTAGAAGTAAGTGGGTAGAAGTGTTATTTTGGTAGACCTATCCGAAGAGGGCATAGATAAAGCACTTAATGACTTGAGTAAATACAAAGAAGAATTCATTAGGAAAGTTAAATTATTTCAAGACAAAGTAGCAAAAGCTTTAGCTAAGGAATCTCAGATAGGTTTCAATGGTGCGATACTTGACGATTTATTAGACGATACCGATATAACAGGACAAGTTGACGTTACTGTTGATACTAGAGGTGATATAACAGTTGTGGTAGCAAATGGAGAAGATGCGGTATGGATTGAGTTTGGTGCAGGTGTATATCATAACGGTTCAATTGGTACTTCACCACATCCAAAAGGTAGCGAACTGGGATTGACTATAGGTAGTTATGGTAAAGGTTATGGTAAGAAGACAACATGGGGGTATTTCGAAAATGGTGAACTTAAGTTGACTCATGGTACACCCGCAAGTATGCCTATGTCAAAGGCGGTAACCACTGTTTGTAACGAGATAGTAAGTATCGCAAAGGAGGTGTTTGGATGATTGATATTGAAAATGAGATATTTCAAAGATTAGCTACAATCGTGCGAAATAAATATCCAAAGATCTTTATGACAGGTGAATATGTAAAAGCCCCACCGTCGTTTCCTTGTGTATCTATCATTGAGATGGATAATCAAGTACTTAGAAGCACTAGAGATTCTAGTAATATTGAAAATCATGTGCAGGTGCTATATGAGGTAAATGTTTACTCTAACAAGACAAGTGGTAAAAAGAGCGAATGTAAGGCAATTTTAGCAATTATTGATTCAGAAATGGGAGGATTAGGATTTACGAGGACAATGATGAATCCAATCCCTAATGAAGAAAATGCAACGATATATAGAGTAGTTGCAAGATATAGAGCAATCATATCTAAGGATAAAACAATTTACAGGAGGTAAATATAGATGGCTATAAGTACATATAAGATTTTTCTTATGGTTAAAGGTAGTACAGCTTATGAAAAGTTAATTGATATAAAAGATTTCCCGGATTTAGGTGGGGCACCTGAGATGCTTGAGACAACAACATTGTCAGATTCAATGCAGACATATATCCCCGGTATTCAGTCTCTTAGTTCACTTGAATTCTCTGCAAATTATGATCTGGATGAATACAAGAAGTTGAAGCAGATGGAAGGAACTGAAAAAGAGTTTGCAGTATGGTTTGGTGGTAATGAGTCCGGTGGAACACTTACTCCTACAGGTGATAGAGGTAAGTTTAAGTTTAAAGGTTCACTTTCGGTACATGCTAAGGGTGGCGGAACAAATGAAGTTGTAGGTATGACAATCACAATTGCACCATCTACAGTAATTACAATGGATAATTAGGAGGAATCATAAATGGCTAAACAACTTAATTTTGAATTCGAGGGTAAGGATTATACACTTGAGTTCACAAGAAGAACAGTAACTGAGATGGAGAGAAAGGGTTTTGTTGTACAGGATGTGGAGCGTAAGCCCATGACAACATTACCGACATTATTTGCAGGTGCGTTCCTTGCACATCACAGAGGTGTAAGGCAGGATATTATAGATAAGATATTTGCACATATGACTAACAAAGAAGAGTTGATTGGTAAGCTTGCGGAAATGTACAACGAACCAATTCTTACACTTGTGGATGAGCCGGAGGAGTCCGAGGGAAACCTGAAGTGGACAGCGACCTGGTAAAGTCGTTGTCTGAAATCCGAGAAAAGGGGGAGGAAATCCCCTCCTTTTCGTATACAAAAGCAATATATTCAAGATTTGCTTTTCATTTAGCTATCGGAATGACTGAAGAACAGTATTTCGATGGTGACAGCACACTTGCAAAGTACTATCGCGAAGCTGATGAGTTGCGTAAAGAACGCATGAATCAAGAATTATGGTTACAAGGTATGTACTTCTATGATGCAATGTCTAGGTTATCACCAATACTTAAAGCATTTGCTAAAGCAGGAACGAAGCCTATGCCATATGTGGAAGAGCCTTATCCTATCAATGACAAGTCTAAGAAAGAGTCTGAAGAACGGAAAGAAAAGGCAATGTCTGACAAAGGTCTTAGATACATACAGGATTATATGCTGAAAGCAAATAAACAATTAGAGGAAAGGAAGTGAGTTTACGGCTACTACAATTGAACAACTTGAACTTGAAATACACTCGAATTCTACATCGGCTATTAGTGGTATAGACGCACTTTCTACTTCTCTATCTAAGCTAAAAAATGCATTACAGGGTGGATTAGGTCTTACGGCGGCAACAAATCAGTTGAAGAATTTGAATAATACTATCAAAGAAATGGATGCAGGTAGTTTTGAAAAATTATCCAAACTTGCTGAAGGTTTAGAAAAGCTAAAGAGTGTTGGTAGCTTTAGAATCTCACCAACAATTAGCAGACAGCTTAGTAATATCGGTACAGCAATTGCATCATTAAGCGGTATTGATTTCACAGGCATTGAAAGGTTTGCATCGGCATTAGAGCCTTTACGAAATATGGGTAGAATTACAGGATTGACATCTACTATAAATTCATTAAATAGATTACCTTTAGTCGCACAATCTCTTCGCAATATGGATATAGGGGAGTTCTCAAGTAGAATTAGAGAATTAACCGATATTTTATCACCGTTAGCCACACGATTGAATGTAGTATCCACAGCGTTTAATCGTTTACCTAACAACATGAGGCGAATCACTGATAATACCAATCAGTTGACACAAGTGAATAATAGAGTACATAGGAGCTATATTGACCTATGGGCGGGTTTGAATCTTGCGAAAGATATATTTATAAAAGTGGGTCATAGTATTGCAAGTTTTATAGATAAATCAAATCAGTATATCGAAGATATAAACCTTTTCCATGCATCAATGGGTAAATATGCGTCTGAAGCTAAAAAGTATGCAGAACAAGTAGGGGAAATTCTAGGTATTGATCCTGGTGAATTTATGCGTAACCAGGGTGTATTTAATACTATAATTACAGGTTTTGGAGTAGCTAATGAACAGGCGAATTTGATGTCAAAAAACCTTACTCAATTGGGATACGATATTGCATCATTTTATAATATTTCATTCGAAAATGCTATGCAGAAATTACAATCTGGTATATCGGGAGAATTAGAGCCTTTGCGTAGATTAGGTTATGATCTATCGGTTGCAAGATTACAAGAGGAAGCATTAGCACTGGGTATTAAGAAAAAAGTATCACAAATGACACAAGCTGAAAAATCACAGCTAAGATACTATGCTATTATGACACAGGTTACTACAGCACAAGGTGATATGGCAAGAACAATGAATGCCCCGGCTAATCAGATCCGTATATTTAAAGCACAATTGACGCAATGTGCCAGAGCATTAGGAGATATATTTATCCCCGCAATGAATGCGATATTACCATATGCAATTGCGATAGTTAAAGTAATAAGGCTTATCGCGGATTCTCTGGCGAGTGTTATGGGGTTCAAACTACCCGAAGTGGATTATTCAGATGTGACTAAAGGTTTAAAAGATACATCCGGTGGTATGGATAAGTATAAAGACAGTACGGATAAGGCAACGAAAGCTACCAAAAAACTCAAAAATGCGATGCTTGGTATAGATGAACTTAATATACTATCTAAAAATGATGAAGAGGATAAGTTAAAAGATTTAGAAGATGGTCAAGGTAAAAGCAATGATTTAGGTATAAAGTTACCTGAGTATGACTTCTTAAAAAACGCAGTAAGTTCGAAAGTTGATGCTATTGTCGATATATTGAAAGGTGCGTTGGCTCAAATAGAAGCCGCTATAAGTGTATTCGCATTGGTATTTGGTACTATTCTTGTTGTGACTGGAGTAGATATACCACTTGGTATAGCCTTGATTGCCGTAGGTGCAGTGGGGTTGGTACATAGTATTGTGTCAAATTGGAATGCGATGTCCGAACCTTTAGCAAGAACACTAACATTCATTTTAGGATTGTTAGGTGGATTTTTCTTTGTACTTGGTGTAATCCTAGTATTAACCGGAAATGTACCTTTGGGTATAGCATTGATGATTATAGGTGCAGCGATGGTTGTGACAGCGTTAGCAATTAACTGGACTAAACTTAAAGGTGATATAGAAAATGTATTGGTAATTCTTGCGGCTGTTGTAGGCGGTGCATTACTAATACTGGGTGTAGTACTATTGTGTACAGGATTCATACCTTTAGGTATAGCTGCTATTGTTGCAGGAATAACAATGTTGGTTGCGGCAGCAGCTATAAACTGGGGTAGTGGTATATCTCAACAAATCAAGACAATATTGTCAGCACTGGTAGCTATAGTAGGCGGTGCATTGCTGGCGTTGGGTGTAATTCTACTCTTTGCGGGTAATATACCAATAGGTATAGCATTGATTGCGGCAGGGGCAATAGCACTTGTTACAGCCGTAGCACTAAACTGGGGTGCAATAAAAAATTCGGTTGGTGGTGTATTTAATGCGATATTAGCGATTGTTAGTGGTGCCCTGTTGGGTATAGGTGCAATACTTATTGCTTGTGGTGTAAGTTTACCACTGGGAGTAGGTTTAATGGTAGCCGGTGCAGCGGGATTGGCGGCAACGGTAACGATGAATTGGGGTGCTATTACAGGTCAAGTTACTAGGTTTTTTAAGGAATTTGGAGCAATAATAGGTACTTATTTACTTGGAATCGGTATACTACTTGTTATGGCAGGAATATTACCTTGGGGCATCGGTCTTATTGTTGCAGGTGTCGCATCAATCGCTTCGGCAGTAGCATTAAACTGGGGTGCTGTAAAAGACGGTATCACCAAATTTTTCAAAGATTTGGGAATTATTATAGGTGTATCGTTATTAGCTATAGGCGTATTACTCTGTTGTGTAGGTATAATACCACTGGGTGTTGGTTTGATTGTAGCCGGTATAGGTTTTACGGCAGTTGGTGCCGCGCTAAACTGGGGTGCGATGCCTTCTATGGTCGGTAATACATTAAATAAGACCAGTGGTCACTTTAAGAAGTTCAGTAAAAATGTTAATACTGAATTAGGTAGTTCTGAAAACAGAGTACAATCCTGGTTTACAAATGTGAATGGTAGATTCAGTAAAGGTGTTGATACTAAAAAGTCTACCGCACAGTTTAAAACATTTGGTAATGATATGGGTTCTAATTTAAAGAATGGTATTACAAATGGATTTGGAGATCCTAAATCTCTATTTGAGAACCGAATATTCAATCCATTTAATGATGCTATTCGAAAAAGTAAGCCTAACCCATTAGAAGTAGGTTTGAAAAGTAATATTCCTGAACAGTGGAGTCAAACTAAATCCTGGTGGGATAAAGAAACTAATAATGGATTGTCGGTAGATGCTAAAGTAGGTCTTAAAAAAGATGGCTGGAATGACGTTAAGAGTTGGGTGGGTATCCCATCACCAATTGACCAACATATCGGTCTTAGAAAACAAGGCTGGAATAATGTACATGATTGGGTAGGTAAACCACAGGTATTAAATCAAAATGTTGAACTTAGAAAACAGGGCTGGCATAGTGTGCGAGATTGGGTAGGTGATGTACCTACATTATCGCAGAATCTAAGTTTAAGAAAACAAGGCTGGACAACAGTGAAAAACTGGGTTGGTGATATACCTACAGTAGACCAAAATGTAGGATTGAGAAAGAATGGTTGGACAACAGTGAAAAACTGGGTTGGTGATGTCCCTAATATTGACCAGAATATCGAGCTGAAAAAACAAGGATGGAATACGGTCCGAAGTTGGATTGGGGATGTACCTAACATAGATCAACATGTAGGATTAAGAAAAACGGGTTGGGATACCGTTCGAGGCTGGGTTGGAGATATACCAACTGTAAATCAGAATGTTGAACTAAAGAGACAAGGGTGGAACAGTGTTAGAGGATGGATAGGTGATGTACCATCGGTAGACCAAAATGTCGAACTAAGAAAGTACAATTGGAATACCGTTCGTAATTGGGTAGGAGATGTTCCAAGTCTAGACCAAGGTATAGGACTGAAGAAAAACGGATGGAATACTGTCCGAGGTTGGGTCGGTGATGTTCCGGATGTAGAGCAGCGGGTAGCATTACGAAAGAATGGATGGGATAACTTACATAATTTTGTTAAAGGTAATACACCTGATACAGTAGATGTAAGAGTAAATCTCATAAGTCAGTGGAAAGGTAAGATTAAAGAGTTCTTCGGTCTTGCGAGTGGAGGTATTGTAACAGCTGGTGGCGGTATTCAGATGCTTGCAAGTGGCGGAATAATCACTCCTAATATGTGGCAGTCGATACCTAAATATGCGAATGGTACTAACAATATACATGGTTCTATGTTTATAGCAGGCGAAGCAGGAGCAGAATTAGTCGGTCATGTTAATGGTACTACAGAAGTACTCAACAGATTTCAATTAGCACAGGTTATGCATCACTCTATAGTATCTGGAATGACACAGTTTGCAGGATTTTGGCAGGATATATCAAGAGATATCATCACTTGTACTAATGGTATTATAAACGCAATAGCTGTATGTACTTCACAAGTCAATGAGAGTATATTAGCGAACAATCATATTGGATATGACACACATAATACATTATCCAGAGATATGTATGAGGAATCAAAGCAAGCATATGTTAATTCGAACAACGATGATACTTTGATGAAAAACATAAGAGATTTTTATCACGAGTATGTGGAGCCTACACTTAGAGAAATTGCAACGGATACTAAGAGGCAGGCTGATAAAGATGAGAAGACGGTAGTACAGGTTGGTAATAGAGTGGTGAATGATGCCATAACCACTCAAAGACGAGCCAACGGCTATAGTTTTACAGGATAAGGAGGTAGTAAATGGCATATTTGGCAATAGACGGATACGAATTACCTCCTTGTAAAAGAGGTGTAACGGTAGTTGTATCTACAGTAGTGGACAGTGGTAGAGATGCAAATGGTGCAGTAGTCGGTCAGAGGGTTGGTCGTGACCAGTATAAAATTGATAATCTTGAATGGGCATGGCTAACCGCTGATGAATGGGGCAAGATATTATCTATACTCAATAGATTTTATGTGAGAGTAACATTCAATGATCCTGTGACGAACAGCAGGAGGACGGTAAGAATGTATTGTAGTAACCGTTCTGCTGAACCTTATTGGCTGACAGAGAATGGAACACCTACTCATTACCGTAATTGCAAAGTAAATCTAATTGATACAGGTGTATAATTATGCAAAGAGTTTCAAGAGAATACAAAGAAAGTATGAAATCACCACTCCGTGAGCGAGGTTATATAATGATTACATTTGGTCTTGTCAATCAAGAGGCACAAGCGAAAGCTACCATAGGTCAAGGTGAATATTCATATTTTTCAAACACATCAAACATATTCGGTAGGAAGTCGAATGAATTAGCATATGCGACACTTGAAGAGAACTTCACAAAAGTAGATGGTACAATGCTTTTCTTGCCTAGAGATGGAACTGATACAGTATATGCAGATACAGGTATTATTTCCAAACAATTAGTATCCGATAGAAGATTTGAACTTACAATAAATTTGAATACAGGGGTAACTGATTTTAAAGGTCTAACTATTAATTTTGGTGAGAATTATCCTGTAGACTTCGATATTGTAAGTAGTACAGGGCAGATAATTGAGTTTAGAGATAATAATAAGTCAAAATGGAGTACAGAAGAAGTACTTGAAAAGACAACATTTATAAAGCTTATTGTTTATAAAATGAGAAATATACAATCAAGATTGAGGATTTACTCAATTATGTTCGGTTATGGACTTGTATACTATAACGATTCGGTAATGAGTTCAACGCTTGATAGTTATGTATCACCAATTGGTGCAGATGTACCACAGTTTGATTTTTCAGTAACACTTAAGAATTATGACCATTATTTTAATGTAGATAATCCAAAATCCGCTATTAACTATCTTGAAACAGGGCAAGAAATGAACATAATGTACGGTTATGATACTCCGGGTAGTAACTCAATAGAGTGGATTCAAGGTAATCATCTACTTTGTTCGGAATGGGAAAGTGATGATAATACTGCAACAATTAGATGTCATGATGTTTTTCGTAATATGGACGGGGAATATGTAAAAGGTCTATATAGTGCTGAAGGTAAGAATTACTATGTTTTAGCACAAGAAATATTAAGAGAAGCTAAGGTATCAGAGTATTATATAGATCCTAGACTCAAAAACCTATACACAAATAATCCTATGCCTAGAGTTAAATACAAGGAGGCATTACAGATTATATCTAATGCTTGTAGATGTGTATTGACTCAATCACGGGATGGTAAAGTACAGATTAAATCAAATTTTATGCCTGAGAGTAGTGTAGGAAGTAATGGTGAAGAAAGCTATTCTAAACAAAGTAATATAACCATAAGTAATAAGAAATATGAATACGCTACACTTATGAAAGATTATGTAAAAGTAGATGGTAGTATGTATTTCTTACCCAGAACCGGTAATACATTAAATACAGGCTATATTTCAAAGTGGATATCAAGGGCTGACAGAACATTTGAAAATAATCCATGTATATGGTTAAAAATGTCTGCAATTAGGTCATATTATGGATTGCGTATAGATTTTGGTACAGCTATCCCGGCTGAATTCATCATAAAAACATATAATGGTGATAATAGCGTAAATAGTTATACCATAGAACAAGATGAAATATCCCAATCATCTGTTATATTAAGAGATTTTGATGATTGCGATAAAATTGAAATCGAATTCACTAAGACAGAGAAGCCTTTCAATCGTATCACAATGAACGAAATAAGCTTAAGTGATGTTGTCAATTTTACAATGACAAGACAAGATATGATGTCTTCTCCTAAAGCTATAAAGCAAGAACTTATCAAAGAAGTGATAGTACCATACTATACCTATCAAACGAATGATAAAGAAGAAAATTTGGTATACACAGATATAGATGTAAGTGCAGGTGAAGTACAGACATATTATATACAAGATCCATCTTATGGCTATCTTGTAAAACTCAATGAAAATTCACGAGATACTGAAATCGTAGCATGGAGTAATTATTTTATAACCGTAAGATTTAATGTAGCAGGTCAGTATAGACTAAGCATACAGGGGCATAGATATAAGGTAATTGAAAGGCAAGTGAAAATACCACTCAATGTACGAGGCAAAACCATTAAGTGGGAAAATCCTTTAATTAACAATTATGAAATGGCAAATGATCTTGCAAAGTGGCTATCTGAATACTATACAGCAGGTATTGAATATGAGTATGATACTAGGGGTAATCCTGAACTTGATGTTACAGATATCATACGTCAAGAGAATGAATTCAGAACAGGTATGACAGTTAATGTATACAGACATACTCTCAGATTCAATCAAGCCTTTGCAGGTAAGATTACAGCAAGAAGAGTAGGAGGATAATATGACATGGATAACACCTAAAACTAATTGGCACGGTGAAACCACTGACGGTATATATACAGGTGATAGATTTAATGCAAGCGATTATAACCGTATAAAGAACAATATTGCATATTTATACACTTTGGCTGAATCATTATATAAACATTTCAATATTGAAAATATTGGTAATGATAAAAATATAGGTGATTACTTTTATGCTGATGAAATAAATAAGATTGAAAATACTCTTAAGTTTATCAATCAGAATACATTAAACCGGTCATACGGTAATACACCTATATTCAATGATAATGGCAATATATTTGATTTCAATGAGTTAAATAGATTAGAGGGTGCAACCTTAGATTTATATAACAGGTTGAATAATCAAAAGATAGGTAGGCGAAGTTTTAAATGGAATTTTGGAATGTTAGGAGGTGAATTGTAAATGGCATGGGAATTATTACGAGTTGATTATACAGATGCGAGCTGGACAGGCTTAAAGAAATATAATCAGATTTCTAATCATGATGGTACAGTGTCGTTTCAAGATGTAACACAGTACAGTAACCTTGATAATTCATTTTATGGGGCTAGGGATGCCAACAGGGTGAATGAGGCTATAAATACCATTATGTCAATGATTGAAGGTAACAATGATTTGTATACAGCATTTCAAAATTACTTCAATACACAGAAATCCCAATTTAGAAGTAGGGGAGATGCGACTATAGGTGAGATTGAAAACACATACCGAACTCATATGAATGATTATGAGAGAGAACAGGTTGCAGCTTTTACTACTTGGTTTAATGGTATAAAAAATCAATTGAGCGGTAATGCGGTTGGTAATCTGCAAAATCAAGTGAATGAAGTAGATGATAGATTAGCAAGATTAGAGCATATGGCACTTACAAATCAATTCAGTGCTGCTATATCAGTGAATAACAGTGGTAATACAGTGCTGTTAGTTGATGAAACAGGTAAAGCTATTATTGCAGATTGGAAATATGAGGAGGAATAAATGAGTGTAATTAGCATTGAGACAAGAAAAGCTAATGAATTAGTGGATATATCTAATATTAGCGACTCATCTATATTTATGGTACATGATGGTACCGGATTAAAGAAAACCACATTTGGTCAGCTAAAAAAAGATATATTGAGAGAAACGAGTCAACAAATCGAACCTTTGATTGCAAATAATGCAGGTTCGCATAATGCTATATATAGGGGCAAGAATATAGGTACAAGTGTAACAACCGAACAATATCAAGCAATCAGTCAGGGGACATTTGATGATTTATATATTGGTGATTATTGGACTATAGGAAGTGTAAACTATAGGATTGCAGCATTTGATTACTACTTATGGACCGGTGATGTTAATTGTGAAAAACACCATGTAGTAATTGTACCTGATTATAATTTATATGAACATGTAATGAACGACAGTAATACTACAAATGGCGGGTATGTTGGCTCTAAAATGTATTCACAGGGATTAAATAGTGCTAAGAATACTATAAAGAGTGCATTTAGTGGTCATGTCTTAAAACATAGAATATATTTATCAAACTCTATATCAAACGGTAGAGTTGTAGGTGGTATATGGTGTGACTCTGAAGTGGATTTAATGAATGAGCAAATGGTGTATGGTAGTACCGTATTTATGCCGGTATCAGATGGTTCAACCATTCCTAGTAATTTCAGAGTCGATAAATCACAATTACCACTATTCCAACATGAGCCTAGTCGAATAAATACTAGACAAACATGGTGGCTAAGAGATGTAATTAGTAATGATAGATTCGCTGGAGTATATCATCAAGGATTTACAACAGCTGATACTAGTAATACACAAGTAGGTGTTAGACCATTTTTCTGCATATCGTAGGAGGTAACATTATGTATACAATTACACTTACTGATGGTAAGCAAATAACTAACTTGGAACTTAACGGCACAAATTATGTCAGTGAGATTAAAGTGGACGAACATATATTTGAGCATAATTTATCTACTATGAGAATATCTAATGGGGAAACTGAAAATACATATACCGATATGATTTTCGTTCAACAGATGGAGATAGACGGTAAATACTACTTGGCTTTTCGTGCTAAGACTCAAAATGAAAAGTTAGCGGAGATAATAAAGAAAAACGCCAGTAGTGTTACAGATATGCAAATGGCACTGGCGGAAGTGTATGAAATGATATCTGGAGGTAAGTAGATATGGCAAAGATTTATGCAGATTTAATTAGAAAGGGAATAAAGACATTAGACGATGTACCGGAACATATCCGTGATGAAGTCAAAAAGCTTTTGGAGCAATGATTATGTTATGGCACATACTGATGTTTTTATATAAAAAGGAGGTAAAAGAGATGGCAGTAATTTATGTAGCGTTAATTATTAAGGGTAAGCGTACTTTCGCTAGCGTACCGGAGACACTCAAAGAAGCTGTAAGGACAATGCTTAAAGACCTTGATCTTGAGAGTCTGATAGTAGAGTAGGAAAGGTGATAGGATGCATATAGAGTTCAATCTTCTACTTACAATCATCTCTGTTGTTTCAGCTGTTTACTTTGCATTGAAAAGTAATAATCGTACAAACAATGAAGATGTGAGTAAACGCGCACAGGAGGGAGCAATTCTTTCACAGAAACTGGATTCTATCAGTGAAGATACTAGAGAAATTCGTAAGGAAATGGTCGATGTGAGGGGTAAAGTAAACGCTCTTTCTGAGAGAGTTATCATAGTTGAAAATGAAACTAAGTCGGCACATGATAGACTAAATCATTTCGAGGATGAGGAATTTAGAAAAAGATATCGAAAACGATGGTTTTAAAGAGGGGAGTGATGATATATGAGCCTGTTAAATTTTATCAACATTACAATAGATAATTGTTGAATATTTAAGTAACAAATGTGACACGAAGTAGTAGAAGTAGTAAAACTTTTGATTTTGCGTATAATTTCTCTTGTATACTGGAGAGGTAGGAAGTATATAAGAGAGGTTTACCGCAAAAACTGATTTTCCACTACTTCTACTACTTCAAGTAACGAAAGTTACAGAAAGGAAAATTATGATAAACTGGAGAGTTAGAATTAAAAATAAAAATTTTTGGATCACATTGATACCGGCTATATTACTGTTAGTACAGGTGATGGCAGCGGTTTTCAATTATACATTGGACTTAGGACAGCTTGGTACTAAGCTTTTAGAAGTTGTAAATGCATTGTTTGCAGTATTAGCGATACTGGGTATTGTAACAGACCCAACAACAGCAGGCATTAGAGATTCAGAACAGGCAATGACCTATGATAAACCAAAAGAGGTATAGTAATGAGTGCGTTTGAAGCCGGAAAAAAGTTATTGTGTGGTAGCTATACGCAATATACTCCTAGTGGTAAAGATAATTTTGTAAGAGCCAATCGCTGGGGTAATGAACCACAAAGAGGTGCGATTGTGTACTTCTATAGTCCGAAGCTTGGTAGAGTTGCCCATGTGGGGGCTGTTATTGATGTCAGAAGGTCGGATAATGTATACACCATTAAAACCATAGAAGGTAATACATCACCCGATACAACCTTCAGCCGTAATGGTGGATGTGTTGCAATAAAAGAATACACCTTTAAGTTATCACAGGTAGGTGGTAAGAATAGGATAAATGGATTTGGATATCCGGTATTTGGATTTGATACATGTACAGTAGATGAATTCATTGGAATTTTAGAGTCTGAAGTAGGATACATTGAAAAAGCAAGCAATCATAACTTGGATGATAAGAAAGCTAATCCGGGAGATGCCAATTTCACTAAATATGGAGATTGGTACGGCTATAATGGCGTATACTGGTGCCAGCAGTTCATTTCATGGTGCGTGTATGCCGCCTGTGATGCCCACAGAGCCACTTTAGAAACAGGGTGGATAAAAGTACAGGGTAAGTGGAAATATCGCAAAAACGGGCAATATATAAAGGCACAGTGGCAATATATAGATGGGCGTTGGTATGTGTTTGACGGAGAAGGTTACACCATTACAGGTTGGTTCAAACAAGGTAGTGAATGGTATTATCTGAATCCAGATGATGCTGCTATGTTGTCGGGACAGTGGTTGAGATTGGACGGTAAAGATTACTATTTAACTAAGACCGGAATAATGGCAAGTAATTGCTATATAAAATCTGATAATTCATATTGTTGGATAGATGATAACGGTGAATATGTCCCCGAATATAATACAAATAATCCAAATTTAGATGTTTATGAGGTAGCGGAGTAAAAGTTAATATTGTCAAAATAGGTCGATTAGTGATGTATTAAATCAAGTCTAACGATAACAAAAAGATAACAAATTTTAGTAGAAAACGTTGTATTTACAAGGGTTCACCGGAAATAAGATTTAAAAGAGTGTTAAAATTAAATTTTAGGTAAATAGACAGGAACCCTTGTAAATACTGAATTCTTAGGTTAAATTAAAATTGAAAAAGTTAGTAAAAAACGTATTTAACGATAACAAATAATAACAAACTATGGAGCCTGTATTTTTGCAAGCTCCTGTTTTTGTTTTTCCAAATCTGCATGCCCATATACTCTATTTGTAACATCGCTAAACGCGTGTCCCAGCATTCTCTTCTTTTCAGTTTCATTCACATTATACTTGTCACAGAGCATTGCAAAAGTATGTCTACAGTCATGTGCGGTGTGTTTTGAGATATTATGGTCTTTTAGAAATTTATTGAGGTGATATGTAAATCTGGTATATGAATATGGGGGTATTTTACCGTATTTAATGATACTGGATTCTACAAGATTATATATGCAATTATGTATAGGCACAGTTCTATCCTTCCCCGCTTTCGTCTTACTACCGCCTTTAAAATACATCTCTTCCAGATTTACTTCCATATTTTCATATTCTCTTATTCTAAACCCTGAATAAATCATAATCAGTAAGAATTTTGCGATTTTATCATCTTTATTATCCCAAAGTATTTGCATTTCATCTTCTGAAAATGGTACACCATGTTCATCATCGTCTTTTTCTTTAATACTGATATTTGCTGAGATGTCTTTATTGATGATTTCATTAGTTATTGCATATTTATACATTTGATGAAATAATAGTACTATAAGTTCCTTACTGGAATGCTTTAAAGGTAAATTATCTACCACCTGTTGCAAATCCATATGCTTTAAATTTTTAAAAGTTTTATCGTGAAGAGACATACAGTTTTTAAATGCACTTTTGGTTGATAGTTTACTCTGTTCACTATAGATTCTCTTAGTTTGATTATATTTATCATCATAAAATCTCTCATACACTTCAGCAAATGTCAGTCCATCGCCTTTAAGATAGGTTGGTGCCAGCATCCTAGCAATGTTGTTCACTATATCTTCTACAGTTGACTTATTGACATTATCCGGTAATACCTCCGGGATTTCATCACCACGGTTATAAGTACCGGCATGGTACATTACAAGAACTGAAAATCCCTTATTCCATGTGTCAACATATGCAATAGGTTTAGAATAAGCGGATTCGCCATTACTGTATGTACTTGTAGACGGTGCCAGCACAGCATATGGATTCCTTCGCCCTTTACCTAAGTACCTTATACTACCAAATCCATTGGGTAGTCTTGGATAAGTTTTCCTTTTCATAAAGTCACCTCTCAAAGTGGTCGATTTCGACCGGTTTTCAATTTCAACAGTTCTTCCGGGTATACAATAGTACATTCTGTGCCATCCGGAATGAGTAATTCAGCTGCAAAGAGATTTGCTTCTTGTTCTATCTTTGATGTTAGTAAAAGTGTGTGATTCTTTATAAATGCACATTCTTTAGTACTGTGTAAGAATGCATGTCCTAATTCATGTGATAGAACTACTAAAAACATATCGGTATCCATTAAATTTTCATTTATGAAAATCCACTTCTTGTGTTTAATAAGTCTATAAAATCCCGAAAATTCACCTAATGAACAAATCTGTATACCAATATTGGCGAACTTTGCAATCTTCATCGGATCTCTACTACCTGTCATTTTTTCATAGTGTGAAATTATAGTCCTAATCTTCTTGCGTATTTTTGTGTTCACTTTGTCCACCTTTTTTATTTTTATAAGGATTATATTTAACTTTGTTCTCTTTTTTCGTTTCTATCAATGCGTATTCTAAAGCATTTCTAAGTAACTCTATAGACGTTTCACTAAGTTCTTGTCCATTGTACATGAGTGGGCTATCCGTTCCATTTACAAGCTGTTCCATCATTTCATCCAGACTTTTTGCAATATCTCTTCTATCGCGTTCTGTTAGGGTATCTTTACTATCTGATATAACTGACGCGTACGGTACGTTCAAGAAATCAGCGATTTTCTTTATCTTACCAACACTAGGGTCACTAGTATTGTATTTACTGATACTACTCCTTGGGAATCCCAGTTCTTGTTCAAGCTTAGCTATGGTATAACCTTTCGACTTGGCTATAGTCTTTATATTTTCATATAGTCCCATGTTAATACTCCATTATTTCATCAAAATTTCACGCTAAAAAGTATTGACAAGCGTAATATTTTATGTATAATGGAACCATACAGCGTAAAATAATACGCAAAACCAATACAGGTGTTATAATATTAAGTTAAAGTTGTCGTGGACTATAATGTAGAATATTTTACGCATAATGTCAATAGGTTAGTATAAAATTTTACGCTCTAATTTTAAAAATTTTACATTCAAAGAAAGGAGTTAAAATTTGGGTATTTATGACAATGTAAAGCGTTTATGTGCCACACATGGGAAAAAGGTATTGGAGTTGGAAACTGAATTGGGATTCCCAAGGAGTAGTATATCTAAGTGGAATGACAATATCCCAAGTGTATTAAAGGTTAAGAAAGTAGCCGAATATTTCGGTGTAGCAATTGATGATTTAATTAGTAATAAGGATGATGGAATTGAGTGAGATTAAAATAATAAGTCAAAAGAGTACAGAGCAAAACAAATTTTATAATTCAGCGAAGTCCAATAATGGCGGAGGATACTCACAGCCATATGAAGTTACAATCTTTGAATATGAAGGTGAGCAATACAAGTTTGTATACAATAGCACTTCTTGTGGGGATTTCGGAAGTAGGTTCACTAAAACATTATACAAAGATGATGTAGTTATAGCTGAACTTGAAGTTGACCAGGTATCAAATGACGATATTTGGAAATCAAGCTTTTACAAGAGCAATCCCTTACATGCTGCGATGTGTGAGGCTGGACTTTTGAAAAAATGGAATTTCAATGACGAAAAATGAGGGAAATTAAATGGGTAAATTAGAGATATTTAAGAATAGTGAGTTTGGTGAGATTAGGACAGTAGAGATTAACAATGAGCCTTGGTTCGTTGGTAAGGATGTAGTGAAGGTGCTGGGATATACAGATTTATCTCATGCCATATTAGACCATGTAGATGAAGAGGACAGAATGAACTCAAAAACTCAGGGGCGAATTGACCTTGAGTTAGGACAGAGAGGTACATGGTTGATTAACGAATCTGGATTATATAGTTTGATATTATCCAGTAAGTTGCCAAATGCAAAAGCATTTAAACGTTGGGTAACATCTGAAGTACTTCCGGCAATTCGTAAACATGGGCTGTATGCGATAGATGATATCTTAGAGAATCCGGATATTGCGATACAGGCTCTTACAAAACTGAAGGAAGAGAGAGCGGCAAGAAAAGCATTGGAACTTGATAATCAAGTGAAAAGCCAACAGATTGCAGAATTACAGCCAAAAGCTACTTACTATGACTTGATACTTCAGTGTAAAGACCTTTTATCAGTGACGGAGATTGCTAAGGATTACGGAATGAGTGCAAAAGGACTCAATGTGATGTTGCACGAGTTGGGAGTTCAATATAATCAGTCGGGAGTGTGGTTCTTGTATGCAAAGTATCAGCATGAGGGATATACACAAACAAAGACACAGAATTATAACCGACCGGATGGTACTCAAGGTAGTAAGGTACATACTTATTGGACACAAAAAGGTAGGTTATTTATCTACAATCTACTGAAGTCTAAAGGTATATTACCGACAATAGAGATCGAGGTTGAAACAGAAGTCCCTACTTGAGCAATCTATGAGACATGATTTTTAAAGAAAGGAAACTTTCACACTTAGGACGAATATGAAATAAATTATTAGGGAGTATATATAATGGTGAAACTAACTCATGATCAACTGATGGATATAATTGAAAAACATAAATATTATTTGGAAAATAAAATTGAAAATATAGATTATAAAGCAGACTTAAGAAATGCGGACTTAGTATATGTAGATTTGAGAGATGTAAACTTAATGTATGCCGACTTGAGAGGTGCAGACTTGAGAGGTGCAAACATAAGAAATGTAGACCTGTCATATGCGAATTTGAGAGGTGCGGAATTAGCGTATTCAAACTTGACATGTGTAAAATTGAGAGATGCAGACTTAAATGGTGCAAACTTAAGATATTCAGCCTTAAGAGGTGCCGACTTGAGAAGTGCCGACTTGAGAAGTGCCGACTTGAGAGGTGCGGACCTGGCATATGCGAATTTGGCATATGCAGATTTGAGAGATGCGGAATTGATAAATGCGAACTTGTCATATTTAAAATTGGGAGATACGGACTTTAGTACTGCCGACTTGAGAGGTGTCGACTTTAGTAGTGCCGACTTGAGAGATATGGACTTAAGTGATGCGAAGGTATATCAAGTACCACCCAGCGATGGTTCATTCATTGGATGGAAAAAAGTATGCAATAATCTAATAGTCAAACTGATGATATTGGAAGATGCTAAGCGATCATCCGCATTTGGCAGAAAATGCAGGTGTGACAAGGCATTAGTATTAGATATACAAGAACTAAATGGTGAATCAGCTAATACTACAATAGTAACATCTACCTATCAAGAAGATTTCAAGTATGAAATAAATAAAATAGTTCAAGTTGAAGATTTCGATGAGAATAGATTCGAAGAATGTGCACCCGGTATTCATTTCTTCATAACAAGAGATGAGGCGGTGGATTATCATTATTAATATGAATCCGGCTATTATGTCTATCACTGAAGCTTGTGAGATATTAGGGATAAGACCATGCAGATTGAGGCAGTTAATGAGAACAAAGACAATAGATGTAGGTAGAGTGGTTGAGCCTCAAACTGAAAACGGTAACTATCGTTATCTAATATATAGAGACAAGCTTATGGCTGAAATAGGAAGAATTGACAAAGGAGAATATAAAAGGGATGAAGCAAATATCTAACAAGGTGAATATACCTACATTGGACAAGGATAACGATATTGATATCGCAAAATCAGTACGAAAATTGATGGAGCGGGATGATTACAAGCAGAGGCATATCAATACATTAGATACTAATCTGATGAAAACACGCATGGCGATGAAAAAGAGATTAGATGATATGGGAATAATAATCAAACTGTTAACGATAGGGCTGCTAATATCCGACATTGCAATAATAGTTGTATATATCATCAAATGAGGCGGAATATGAGCAATAAAAAGACAGGTAATGATTTTGAAAAGAAGTTTTGTGAAATACTAAGCGAACGTGGATTCTGGGTTCACAATTTTGCACAAAATCAAGACGGACAGCCGGCAGATGTTATCGCTGTAAAGAATGATACGCCATATCTCATTGATTGTAAGGTATGCAAGAAAGGTATATTCCAATTATCAAGACTTGAAGAAAATCAGATACTATCCATGCGATATTGGTTAGATACAGGAAACGATGATGCATGGTTTGCATTGAAGGTCAATGACGATATATTGATGATAACCTACAGACGAGCGATGTATGCAAAAGAGAGACAAAGCATATTGAATACAGATGAGATATATGAACGAGGAGTATTGCTGGAGGATTGGTTAAATTATGATTATTGAGGTATCAAGTAATTTACGAGTAATAGATCCAACTAAAAAGCTTGATAAATGGTGCAATACGAATCTTATAATATCAAATCCTGTATATATTAAAAAAGCAAGGATGCATTTATGGTTGGGCGGCACGCCTAAGTATTTATACCTTTATGAAAAACGAGGTAATGATTTGATATTACCGTTCGGAGTGTTAAATCAAATACCTTATGAATGTGTGAAGGACGCTGAAATTAAGTCGGTATTTGCTACAGCAATCAATGTAAATTTTAAAGCTAAAGTACCGCTCTATGATTATCAGGAAAAGGCTGTACAGGCTATGTTTGACGCTAAGTTTGGTATTCTACAAAGTCCAGCTGGTAGTGGTAAAACACAGATGGGTATAGCGTTAGCAGCAAAGATAGGTAGGAGAACGTTATGGTTGTGCCACACACTGGATTTAGTCAAACAGAGTATGCAACGAGCAAAACTATACATCGATAAGGACTTAATAGGTACTATTGCAAGCGGGAAAGTGAATATTGGAAAAGGTATCACATTTGCTACTGTACAGACAATGAGTAAGCTTGATTTAACTCAATATAAGAATTATTGGGATTGCATTATTGTCGATGAAGTACATAGGGTTAGTGGTAGTCCTACATCTATGACCATGTATCAAAAGGTACTAAACAATCTATCAGCAAGGCATAAATACGGGTTATCTGCAACGGTGCATAGGTCCGATGGAATGATAAAGGCTACATTCATGCTTATTGGTGACGTTGTACATGAAGTAGATAAAAGTGATGTAAGAGATAAGATTCTTAAGGTGGGTATTTATCCTGTAAATACAGGTCTTAGAGTAGGTAGAGCTGCACTCAATACGGACGGTACATTAAATTATGCCAAGCTTATATCTTATATTACAGAGGATGTAGATCGTAATAATTTAATAATTGATTGTATTGAAAAAGATAAATCATCTCTAATATTGTCAGACAGGTTAGAACATTTAACCTATCTAATGAGTAATCTACCATTGGATAAGATTAAAGATGCTGTAATGATTAGTGGGAATATGACTACAAAAAAGGCAAAGGAGATGCGTGACCAGGCACTGGAGGATATGAGAAGTGGGAAAAAGAAATACCTGTTCGCTACATATTCTTTAGCAAAAGAAGGGTTGGACATTCCAAGGCTTGAGCGATTATATCTTACTACTCCGCAATCTGATTTTGCAGTAGTTACTCAAAGCATAGGTCGAATTGCCAGGACATTTGAAGATAAGGTTGCCCCTATCGCATATGACTTTGTAGACGATATTGGATTTCTGGTGAAGAAATATAAGAAGAGATGTTCGATTTATAAAGCCAATAATTGCTACTTTATAGAAGGTGACTATGTTAAAAGTTAATGAGTTATTTACGGGTATAGGTGCTTTTCGTAAAGCTTTGATTAACTTAGGTATTGAACATGAGATAGTAGGTATATCGGAGATAGATAAGTATGCTATTCAGTCATATACAGCCATGTATGGTGATACCAGAAATTATGGTGATATCTCTAAAGTAAATAAACTTGATTATGCGGACCTTTGGACATATGGATTTCCTTGTCAGGATGTATCGTTAGCTGGACATAAAAAGGGTATTGTAAAGGGTGAAACAAGGAGTGGTCTTCTTTATGAGGTAGAGCGATTACTACTTAAGAGTAAAGCTGACAACGAATTACCAAAATATTTGATAATGGAAAATGTTAAAAATCTTGTTGGTAAACAGTTTAAAGCAGATTTTGATAGGTGGCTATTGTTCTTAGAGTCGTTAGGGTATACGAATTATTGGCAAGTGTTAAATGCCAAAGATTATGGAATCCCACAAAGTAGAGAGCGAATATTTTGTGTCAGCATATTAGGTGATGAGCCATACGAATTCCCAGCTAAACAGGAATTGAAATTAACTCTGAAAGATATGCTGGAGGAGAATGTAGATACTAAATTTTATTTGAATCAAGAACAGGTGAATAAGATTAAGTTTAGTACATATCACAAGGAAGCATCGTTAATTCAAACCGGAGATTATTCAGATACATTGTGTGCCAGAGGGAGTATTAAATGTGTACAAATCGGAAGATACGACACAGCCACCAGAGTTAATAGCAACTGTTATAGAGTATATGATAACAATGGACTATCACCAACATTAAGCACTTATCAGGGTGGTAACTTACAACCTTTTGTACTGGATGACAATACATTAGTCAGGAAGCTGACACCTAAAGAATGTTGGAGATTGATGGGTTTTACTGATAGTGATTTTGACAAAGTGGCTAAAGTTTGTAGCAATTCTCAATTATACAAACAAGCCGGTAATTCAATAGTCGTACAGGTATTAGAGGGGATACTGAAGAATCTAATTAGGAGGGATATAAATTTGATTATTTATGATTGTGAAGTCTTCAAATATGATTGGATTATAGTATTTAAGGATAATAAAACAGAAACTTATACTGTAATTCATAATGATAACGAAGCTCTAAGAATGGCTATAAATGATGATATATACATAGGGTTTAATTCCAAGCACTATGACCAATACATCATTAAAGCTATAGTAGCAGACTTCACACCGGAAAAAGTTAAAAAGTTGAATGACTACATAATGGGTGGTGATCAAGGATGGGAATATCCGCCATTACAAGGATCTTACTTCAGTTTTAACAACATTGATATTAGAGATGATATGCAGCAAACATTGTCGCTAAAGTCGATAGAGGGGCATTTAGGATTACCTATAAGAGAGAGTAATGTAGATTTTAATATCAACCGTCCACTTACAAAAGAAGAGTTAAAGAAGGTAATCAAGTATTGTAAGTATGATGTCGATAGTACTGATGAGATAGTAAATCTTAGAGAAGATTATCTAAAGACCAAAGCCAACTTAGGTAAGAGAGCCGGTATGGATGTAGTAAAGGCAATGGCTATGACAAATGCCAAGCTTACGGCACAAATGCTGGGTGCGAAATATATCAGTAGAGACGATGGTCGAGAATATGTATACCCGGATAATCTTGATAAAAGTGTTATTCCAAATAAGATACTTGAGTTTTTCGATACAATTCATGATGTAAGTATTACAGATGATGAATTATTCAAGACATCGTTAGACATAACATTAGGTGATATGCCTTGTACTTACGCCTGGGGTGGGGTACATGGTAGTCAATCTAAGTATTATGAGGAGTCAACGGATACAAGGGTTATACAGAATAGAGATGTATCGAGCCTTTATCCAACAATTATCGAAGAATATCAATACTTATCAAGGAATGTTGCGGATGCTAATTTGTACTATCAGATGCGTAAGGACAGAATAGCTGCAAAGCATAGTGGTGATAAGCAAACTTCTAAGGATTTGAAACTACCACTCAATACAGTGTCGGGGGCACAGGAAAATAAATTTAATGAGCTATATGATCCATTGCCTACCCGGTCGCTTAGAATATCGGGACAATTGTTTTTAACAGTTTTGACAATGCGATTGCTGAATGCTTGTAAATCAATCAAGCTGTTAAATCTTAATACTGATGGACTTATGTATTCAGTAGATAAAGACGAATTATCATTGGTCGATGAGATATGTGCCACCTGGGAAAAGGAAACAAGGTTTGAATTGGAAACAGATGATATATCTAAGGTGTGGATTAAGGATGTAAATAATTTACTTCTTATAAAGACCAATGGTTCAGTTAAGACAGTAGGTGGGTATCTTAACTATGGTATATCTGAAAAAGGTGCATGGGGTATTAACAACAATATGATTATTGTTAAAAAAGCACTGATTGAGTACTTTGTAAACGGTACACCAATTGAGGACACTATTAATAATAGCAACGATATCTTTGATTTTCAAATCATAGCAAAAGCTGGTAGTAAGTACAGTAGGGCATATCAACTGGTGAATGGTGAGGAAGTCCCGGTACAAAAGGTAAATCGTGTATATTCAACAAGTGATACCAGATATGGCACGATTATCAAGGTGAAAGCGGTAGATGGTTCTAAAGCTAAGATTGAGAATTTACCCGAACATTGCATTATAGACAATGAGAATCAATTAACAATTGATGATATAGATAAAGAATTTTACATCAATCTTGCGAAGAAGAGATTAAATGATTTCACAGGTGAAGAAGTAGAGGAGGAAAAGAAAATGGCAACAAAGAAAGCTACAGAGGAAGTGAAAGGATTTGGAGATATGAATGTATATTTGAAGTTAATATTGGCAAGAGAGATGTTTCTATCGGAGAATGTTCAGAAGTCCGGTAAAAATATGCATCTAGCATTTAAATACTTTGAGTTAGACGACATTGTGCCTGTTGCGACGAAGATATTCGCAAGAATAGGGTTGTTACCGATGGTGAATTTCATCGAGGGTAATGCTGTAATGAGCATAGTCAATACAGACAAGGTAGATGAGGTTATATCCTTTACAGCACCGTTTAACCAGTTAGACCCAATCGTTTCTAAAGAGGGTAAGACTGCAACAAATGTAATGCAAGCATTGGGGAGTTCTATCACTTACATGAGAAGATATCTGTACATGATGGCAATGGATATATGTGAGGCTGATAGTATAGATGCCAATATAGGTTCAGGGGATACAACACAGCCTACACCTACAAAGTCAACTGTACCAACTACACCCTCACAGAGAAGTGAAATAAAAGACAAGCTGACAGGTACTAGGGATCAGGCATCGGAATTACAGATAAAGAGTCTTAAGGCTGTGCTGAAGAAGTTAAAGGAGGCTGACCCAAGTAAGGAAGAGATGATAGGCAAAATTGCAATCCAGACTAAGAGTTTTACAGACATATCAAAGTCCGATTGTGAGAAGTTGATACAGAAGATTACAGGACTATTGGGAGATGTGGCATGATAGTAGGTGAGTTGAGAAATATATTAGCTAAATTAGATGATAATGATGAGTTATTGTTTAGAGTAAGCCTACCTATAAGTGATTATCGTGAGACACTGGATGCTTTATGTGAATACAGTGATATAGGTAAGGTAGATAATTCAGTAACCATATATTTAGATGAAGTGAGGAACTTGTAATGGAATGGCTTGATTGTAATAGGGTGAAAATTACACCACCCAAGAAATGTAAGAAAATAACAGGTACTAGATTTGCAACAATTCTAGGATTAAATCCCTGGAGTACTGCATTTGAAATGTGGTGTGCAATCACAAGGACATATGAGAAACCTTTTGAGGATACTATATATACTGTAGCAGGTAAGGTAATTGAGCCTAAGCAAGCCGAATATATGGAAAACTCATATGGTATGGATATCATAAGACCAACAGATGTGTATGGTAAGAATTATTTCAGTAAAACATACGGTGACTTCTTTCCAAGGCAAAAACACCTGGGTGGAATGTGGGATTATCTACTCAAAGGAGAAGACGGAAAAGTTGAGGCAGTCCTGGAAATGAAAACCACCAAGAGGGTGGAAGACTGGGAGAATGATATCCCAGATTATTACGCATTACAGGCTGCGTTATATGCATATCTATATGGAGTAGACCAGGTGATAATGGTTGCATCATTCTTAGATGATAAGGATTATGACAATCCTGGAGAATATGTACCAAATGTGAGTAATACTGTAACTAAGGAGTTTAAAGTATCGGAGAGGTATCCGGACTTTGCCAATATGGTAGCCCAGGTAGAGCAATGGTGGACTGACCATGTGGATACAGGTATTTCACCTGTGTTTGATGAAACTAAAGATGCTGAAATATTAAAAGCTTTGAGGACAAACAGTGTATCCACAACTGATATACAGGATGTAATCAAGGAAGCGGAAGCGTTGAAAGCCGAGATAGATGATGTTGAGGAGCAAATATCAGCTAAAGAGAAGAGATTGAAAGTACTCAACGATACTATCAAAGAGCATGCATTATCTAAGTTCCGTGATGGGGATAAGAAAGTAGAAATCAAAGGCGGTACATATGTTTGGACGGTATCGAAAACGGAAAGTACAAGTATTGATAAAGATGCATTGGCGGCTGATGGGTTAATTGATAAGTATACTAAGAAAACAGAGTCATACAGGATGGTATGTAAATAAGGAGAAATAATATGTTGAATAATGTATCTATAGATATTAAATATTACGATGCAGTTACGACTGAAGTACTTGAAGCTATAATGAATGATAATGCGGCACCTATCCAGGTGAAAATTTTAATTACAACTATCATGTTGGATTTCGCACAAAGAATGAAAGATAAGTTATTTGGAAAGATGGAGGATAAATAAAATGGCAAGAATACCTATGACAAACGGATTTGTAATTATACCGGAGGGAGATTATATCTTCCGTATATATGATGCCAGCTATGATGAGGATTTTGGAAAGATCGAAATTAAGATGGTTACTGCAAATGGCTCTACTTATATAGAGAAGTACAATATATTAGACCAGAATGGTGAATACAATGAAAAGGCATTGAACGCATTCTCATATTTTGCCAAGACCGCACTTAATGATTTTGATATTGAAGACATTGACCCGGCAGAACTGATAAATCATTATATTGGTGCAAATGTAGTACATGTTAAGGCTAAGAGTACCAAAGACCCAACTAAGGAGGTTACATTCGTGAATCTTGGTGATAAGTGGTCAGTAGATGAATTTGATACAGAGCCTGTTGCTAAGGCCATGGAATTGGGTCCGGGTGGTCAAACCAATCAACCTTTTAAAGCTAAGCCGAATGAAAGTGGTGGTCTTGATATAGATGCTTTATTAGGATAAGGAGGGATTATGTCTGCTATAAATCACCCGGTACATTACAATATACCGGGACGAAAAGAATGTATTGACGAAATGCTTGAGAAATTTGGAGTAGAGAAAGTAAGGGCATTCTGTGAACTTAATGCATACAAGTATAGATATAGACATGAGTTAAAGAACGGCAACGAAGATTTGGATAAAGCTAAGTGGTATGATCGTATGTTGATAAAGCTTACTCAGAGTGACGAAAAGTATAAGCTTGCTGAATACTTTGGTATTAAGACACAGATCAATCAAATGATAGAGGAAATGGCTGAACTTACACAAGCTTTTTGTAAACAAAATAGAGGAATAACATCAAATATCATTGAAGAGTTAGCTGATGTAAGTTTGGTATTAGAACAACTGATTTATTTATTAGGTTGTCATGATGATATTGAGAAGATACAAAAAGAGAAGATTGAAAGGACAAAGAGGATATATGACATATAAATTTAATGTAGATGCAAAGGGTAATGTAGGATTTCTAATGGCAACTGGTGGTGATTTTGTAAAAAATATCATGACATTGGAACATGCTGAAAATACTGCAAAGGTTGGGGAAGTTAAAGAATCCAAGATTGAAGGATATCCTATATGTGTTGATGATAAATGGTATTTTAAGGGTGAAATTAATGGCTAAATCGTATTTATCGGATTACATACAACATTGTATGAGTTTCTATATAAGATATCGCGACCCGGTATTCAATACTAAAGTCGATGAATTAAACTGGAATGCATGTAACAATGCTTTATCAAACATGTCAGTCTACACAAAGGACTTGATATGTGAATTGTATAAAGATGCATCCAGGGACAATGTGATTAGATTAGCAGCAGAAAATAATATGAGTGAGTCCGATATGTGGAAGTTACTTAGAGCTATCGAAAAGAGGATAGCAAGGGAGAGAGGACTTATTTAAAAAGGTGAGAGGGGTAAGCATATGTTTGAGAAAATCCCGGAAGAACTTAAAACATTACCACAGTGGGTATGTATTAAATCTGACAGTAAGGTACCTATAAATCCCAATACAGGATTCCAAGCATCTTCAACGAATAATACAACATGGTCTGATTTCGATACGGCGGTAAGTCGTATTGACCAGGGCTATGTTAGCAATATAGGTTTTGTATTTAACAATAACAATATAGTCGGTATTGATATCGATGCGGGATTTGAAGATGGATTACTTAGTGATATTAGTTCGGACATTATCGGCAAGTGTGAGAGCTATACTGAAAAGTCGAGAAGTGGTAGAGGTTTCCATATTTTGGTTAAAGGTACATTACCGTTTATGGGTAAGAATAATCTAAAGGGTGTAGAGATATATCAAGAAGCAAGATACTTTATCACAACAGGCGATACTTTCATATATGAGGATATCATTGAGAATCAACAGGCTATTGATTATATTCTTGACAAATACTTTGATGAATATAGAGATAGTAATGGCAAAGCTAAAAACTTCAAGCTGTATACACCGATATGGGACAATCCTTATGCGAATGGAAAAATAAAGCTGAGACCTACTTACCCAAAGATACAAAGTGGATGTAGAAATATATGCTTAACTTCGGTAGCTGGAGCAATGCATAACATTGGGTACTCTAAAACACAAATATATAAGGAGTTAGTACACGTCAACAACGAGGCGTGTACTCCTCCGCTTGAATTGAGAGAGATTAAATCAATATGTAATAGTATAGTGAGGTACAAAAGATGAAATTACGAATAGAAACATATAACGGTTTACCATGTAGAACATCTACATTTGTTGTAAATAATGTATTAGCCGATGTTGATGACTTCGGAGTTATGGATTGCGAAAGTGATGGTGACTATGGCTGTATCTATAATGTATTTAAGCCGTTCAGGCATCCGGCTAAACAGGTTTTAAAAAAGTATAAGATTACTTTGGAGGAGTTCTTAGAGATTGGGGATGAACTTGAGAAGAAGTTAGATATACATAATTGTGGATGGTGTAAATGAATACTGAACTCTATGAAACACGTACAGGACGTGTAATTATAGATGCAGATCTATCACATAAAATGTATCAAATATATAATGCCCATCCCGAATCGAATAATGAAAACAGTTCAGGTTATGAATGGTCTGAAATGGGAATGGCAAATCTCTTTGGTATGCTTTATGAAAAAGAAGCAAGGTATTGCCCGGAACATAAAAGCTGGTACACCTATCATGAAGGAGCCTGGAGGAAGGACGAAGGGGCAATTCTGATATCAGAGAAATTAAAAGACTTTGTTAGATTGATGATAATCTATTGTGGTGAGATTGTAGATGATGATATGAGAAAAGCATATTCAAACTTCGTAAACAAGATGGGTGACAGACGAATGAGAGATAGGATCCTCAAGGATGCTACAGGTGAGTTACATATATCAGCAACAGAATTCGACTCTAATCCATACTTGATAAATTGTCTCAACGGTACTTATGACTTAAGTGATTGTACATTTCGTGAGCATAGGTGGGAAGATTATATAACTATGCAAACATCTTTTAAGCATACTATGTCTAAGGATGTTAAGTGCGAAAGGTGGGAGAAGTTTATAGACGAAGTTACTGAAGGTAATACAGATAAATCCGACTTCCTACAAAGAGCATTGGGATACTCAATGTTAGGTATGAGTAATGAGGAATGTATGTTCATACTACACGGTAAGACCACAAGAAACGGTAAGTCAACCATGCTTAATACAATTGAGACCCTTCTAGGTGACTATGCTAAAGTTGCTCCTGTTGGAATGATATGTAGAGGTGACAGACAAAAGGATGTTGAGGCAGCATCCCCGACCCTTGCCGGATTAAAGGGTAAGAGATTTGTAACAATGTCTGAAAGTAATGAGTATGGTAAGTTGGATGAAGAAAAAATCAAACAACTAACAGGTGGTGAGGAAATATCTGCTAGGGCCCTATACCAATCTGCTATTACCTACAAACCACAGTTTACTCTTTGGTTATCGTGTAATGACCTACCACTAGTTACAGACAAGTCAATATTCGCTTCTGAACGTATTAAGGTAGTAGAGTTCAACAGACACTTTGCACCGAACGAACAGGATATACATTTAAAAGATGAACTCTGTACACAAGAAAATATGAGTGGGATATTCATGTGGCTCGTAAGAGGG